GGAAAACATATTTATCTGCTGTTGAAGCAGCAACACCACTAGTTACAAGAAGATTTCTTGCATTTGCAGAAGTCAAAATCTTGTAATTAGTATCCAAAGGATTTGGACTTTCAAGCTGTTCAACATCGCCACTAGTAGCAAAAGGCCCGTTTTTAGTAACTGTTTGAGGATTAAGAATCCTACTTGCAGTATACTTTTGGAATGGCATAACTAGGATTGACATTGCACCGGGTTCAAATACCATAATTGGTTTTCCGGTATTTGGATCTTTCATATTATAAAACAATTGTTCAAGAGTATTAATACTTGCCCAATTGCTTAAAGAATAAGATGCAATTTTGTTTACAAAGCCATATGTCATTCCAGCTTGAGCAGTTGTTGAATAGGTGTTTAGGGTTGATTCTGCACCTACAGAAGTTCCATAAACATAACTACCTGTTAAACCTAATACGGTATTTAGAATTCGTTCTTCACGAACTAGACCGCAATAAGTTCCAACTGATTCAGCACTAGATAAAGCTTGAGAAGTTTTATCAGAGTAAATCATTTCAGCGGTGATTGCACAAATTCTACCAACCTTTTCGATTGCTGGAATGCGTACATAGTTACCACTAAATTGAGTTTGGGAATATGGCATACCGGGCTGCACAACATCAGGCGAGGGGCTGATATCAGATAGCCAAGGAATCAATTCACTAGAAAGATTTTGACCAGCGGGAATTGTTTGTACCAATTCATCGCCAATCAAGTTTGCTAGTTTATATTTTTCCTGAACAGTAGTGATAAGAATCTGCCCGGTGATTGCTGCAAAATTACTTGCATCAACCGCTTCAGATGCTTCCATAAACACTCGATCAGGCCCGTTGAAGCGTTGCATCTTCTCTGCCCAATCATCTCCAATGATACCTTCTGCAAGGCCTCTAAGCGATACATTCCTTAAACTGATATCACCCTTGGCAATAGATTCTGCCAAGTAGGTTTTAGTTTTTAAAACACCGTTTTGTTTGCCAAATGCTTTAAGCTTTTTTCCTAGATTCTTCATTCTCGAAATCTCCTAAAAATTAAAAAGTTTGTTTAACGGGATACTGCATTAAGTTTAGATAACAATTGGAATTTTACAGTTCCATTTCCGTCTAAAGATTCTACAACTCTACCTATAGCTACAGATGCAGTTGCAACTTTAACAAGGTTTTGGGGAAGTAGTTTGCTAGCAGCAGAACTAGGGCCAACATAATCGCCAACAACTAATGCAACACCTGTATAATCACCTTCATAGATGCCGGAGCAATCAATACGAATTTGATTAGCTACAGAGTTACCATAAATTTTGGCAACATCTGCAAGTTTAGTTTGACCAGATAAACCAAGAAAAGCGTTTGTAAAGTTTGCTTGGGTGGTTGCAAGATCAGTTGTCCAAGTAAAATCAGCAGCAGAAATTGCTTCACCTGAAACTTGTGCAACAAGATCGCCTAAAGCGATTGCAGAAGTTGTATCAACTTCAGCCATAACAGGATTAGTAGTATTGAAACTGTAGCGAATCGCCATTTTAGAAACTCCTTAAATAGTTTGTTTATTTACCTAATACGGATTCAAGAAATTGTTTGTAACTAGATTCGCTTCTTGATTGCGAACCAGATGAAATAGGTTTAACCGCTGATCTTGTCAACGCAACTTTTCTTCGATCTCTAATTGCTTCACTCCATAGCTTAGAATCAATTGCTGAAAGCTGCTTGATGAATACTTTAGTAGGTTCAAGATTAGATTCTTTAATTAGATTCACAATCTTTTCTTCCTTAAGCTTTTCAGCTTTCCATTTTCGCAAAGAAGCTAATTCGGATTTGGATTCTTTTTTAGGTTCTTCTTCTTGATCTTCTTCATCATCGACTTCAAGAACAGCAGATTCAGAACCATTTTTTTCTTTTGAATCTTCTTCTGCTTCTTCCATAGGTTCATCACCTTCTGACATACCACCGGAGAGGCCAAGCATATCAAGAACCTGTTTTGATTTTTCTTCATCAGATCCTTCCCCCTCGCAAATTTCTTTAATCTTTGCGTACACATCATCGGCTTCTTCCATCATTGGTTCTTGCATACCTTCTTCTTGCATTGGATTTTCTTCTTCCATCATTTTCTTATTGTCCATTTCATCATCTCCTTCTTGTTCAGGTTTAATTGGATCTTTTGGATTTCTTTGCCTGTACCCTAAAACAGTTGCAGCATCTGCATTTTGTTCATCGTATCTCATTGCGTTTTTCATATCGCCCATTTTTAAAACTCTTGCAGATGCTTCCCTAGCGTCTTTTGCTAAAGATTTTAATTCGTAATCAGATAAATTCCAATACCTTTGATTAGTCAAAGTAGGTTTAGGTTCTGCCCTTGCTTCCCCAACATCATCATCTTCTTGTTCGTTACTTTCTATATCTTTACCAACAAGAGATTTATATTTTTCAAATGCTTTTTTAATAATTTCTTCAGCCGTTTTAGGATACATTTTTAAATATTGATCTTTAAATCTGTTGAAATTAAGAAAAACATTTTCAGCTTCTTTTGCAATCTTCTTACCCATACCTGAAGATTTTTTATTCAATTCTTTTTCTTTTTCTTTCTCTTTGTTTTTAGCAATTAATTTTTGAATTAACACATCGTGTTCTAGATCATGGTAATCATCATCAGCTTCTTTTGTAATCTTCTTACCCATTGGTTTTACCTCTGATTCAAATATTGTTTTTGTTGTTGCAGGATTTGCCACTAGATCAACCGATTTAACTTTATCAATTCTTGTGATTCTTTCCGTACCATCTGGATCAACGGAATATTTTCCCGAAACTAAATGCGAGAAACCAACATCGCCTAAACCATTATGTTCAGCGAACCATAGAAACGATTCTATACCCTCTGCATGAGGGTTATAATGAAAATCAGCATACAACCCGTCTTTTTCTAATGTCACATTTTCAAGCCATCCTAGCCTATCAGAAAAGGATGGTTCTTCCATATTGTGGTCTTTGTTAACGGGGGCTTTTTCATATTTTTGAATAGCTTCTTTAACAGCAGCAAAATCATAAATCCTTCCGTTTGCAGAAGTGAATCCAAGAACTTTCACACCGTGTACAATGTGGTTTTCTCGATCAACAGGATTTTGAATTAATGCGTTTCCCATATGTAAATATTTTAATCTTTCTTAGTATCGGTTGTCAATGAGTTGGAAGGCTTGGGTGTTTCAGGTTCAGGTATTTTCTTTACTTCAATATCTTTGAAAATCGCATCGATAACACTTTGCGGAATTAGTGGGAAGGAAGATTTCGCAATAGCCATACCAGCGGAAATTGGTAACAACCCTTGTACACATTGCGTTACCACATTTACTAGTGATTGAATTTGAGCCCCATTTAAAGCAGTATCTTGAACATTGTCTGTTGCTTCACCTTCAGGTTTATTTCCTAATGGTGCTGCATTGGGTGATGCTGCTGTTGGAGATGAACCGGGTTTAGAATTTGCATGGGTGTTGATGTTACTTGCTTCAGTATCATTATCTAAACCAACTTCTGATCTAATCGTTTGAATCGACTTAACACCCATATCAAGATACATTCTGTTCATCTCTGCTTCTTTTTGATGATCTCTAGATTGCAGGGAACAAGCTTCAGCAGTAACTTTAAGATTCTTTAGAATCTCTTTTGGTATTATTCCATGTTCAGCAGCTAAATGGAGTTGTGTCCATGCAAGCGATTTGTTTGGTTCAAATCGGCATTCAGCAAGGGATCTACCTACAATACCCTGCCATCGTTCAAATGTTCTTCTTGCTGGTGCTTCCGCAATCAATGCGGAACTATAGTTGTTATTAGACGCATCACCAGAAACTAAGGTTTCACTAATACCGAATCTTGTTGCAAGGGATCTTAAATTAGCTTGAAGGACTTCAATCAATCCAGCAGCATCAACATTCATACCGGGAAACTCGTAACTAATATTTTCGGGGGTTGTAATGATAGATCCATAACCAAAGCGTTCAAGCTTCAGGTTGTTTCCCGTCATTGGATTATTATCAGTAATCGTTGCATCAACCGTTGCGTCTACAAGGTTAGACATTGAATCAGGTGCAACATTAGCAACTTTGCGAATCATCGCAATCTTCGCTCTAGCTTTTGCCATCGTTACCGTAGAAGCCAATATATCTTCGCAATTGTTCAAATTCTGGAACACCGGGTAAAAGGAAGTTAAACCCCGCTTCGCATTTGCATTCGTTCCAAATTTAATGTGAATGATTTGATTCGCTTCAACAAATTTTGGTTCTTTTGTTTCCCAAGGTTTTTCAATAACCTGATATCCAAGAACAGAATTTATATCATCTTCTTCCGCAATTATTCCAAATGAATCTTTTGGTGAACCTATATCCGTTGCATACCCTCGAACAAGTTCAGGTTCTATGAATCTGATTACAAGCATCCCATTCGCTTGAGGAAATTTCCTGATGAACACTTCACCGTCAACATGGAGCCGATAAACTATTTCATTCTCAACCTCAACCATGTTGTTATATTCACGGAAGATATCTAAAGTGTTTTGACATCGTTTCAATATGTCTTCAGGAACCGGAGTTCTTAAATCAATATTTGCTACCCGCCACTTAAACCCGGTTGCACCAACAACAAAATTCTGAAAACATCCAACGATCCCATGAGCAAACTCATTTACAGCGTAGACATACCTTGCACGATCTCTGATGCTCTTTAATTGCCACCAAGTCAGGTAAACAGGTAATTGCTCACCTGAAAGGTAATTATCACGAATTGCAAGCTGTACGGGATCTATCCAACCGTTTTGACCCGCTGAAGGGAATTGAAAAGGATTGTACGCACCACCATCATTCCAAAAAGGCCCAAACCCTGAAGAATATTCACCAGAACCGTAATTGATCGATTCTTTAAATTTTTTGTTTGGGGTTTTTGAATTCATGGTTTAATTCTTGCGTTTACAATTTGCGGGGGGAATTAACTGTTTAAAGTAACAAAACCGCTTAAAGTTCCAGTAACATTTCCAGTTACTGTAAGCTTTATCCCTGCTGTACTTATCAGCATCCCATTACCCTGCACAGAACAAAAAAGCGTTTGATATTGCGGGATGTGAATCTTGCCCGACATTGCCGTTGTTCCATCAGCCTTGAAAAACTGAATAGTACAATCACCATCTGGTTGCAAAACAAATCCGTGAATGTGTCCTGAACCACTAGAAATAATTGTTACTGTTCCCGGTATCGTTTGCGAAATTGCCATTGATGAATCTGAAGGCATAATTGTTCTCCTTTGATTTTACTATCCTAACACCGTTTCTAATTTTTGCAATACTTTGCAAGTTGACGATTCAGGAAAAATGAAAAATATTCTAAGTTGACGATTTGGGAAAATGGTAATTATTTTTAGGGAGGGGTGGGGGGGAGAATTCCTCCTCGACAATATTAATAGGGTTTCGACAATTCCTACTTGCGGTGTCTTTAATATCCCGTACACAAGGTTGGTAAGTAGATATAATATATTCATAGTACAAGACATTTAATATATTAAAGAGTAGAGTAGGTTTAATATATTAAGACAAAGATAGGTTGAATATATTAAGAGTAGAGTAGATTGAATAGATTAATATAAATAATGGTTGGATGTCTTAATAGTATCTCTATATAAAAAAAAAAAAATATTATAATAGAATACGGATATATATATATGGATAAGAGAGGTCTTTAATATAGTACTACCTATACCCCCTACACCCCCAATAACACCCCATTACCCACCACCCTCCTATCCTACCTATGTTAACACTAGATACCCTCCCTCCCCTTGACCAAGCCACCCCCACCCAATTTATTTTATTTTTTTTTTAAACTTCTGTATGAATATATTATTCTCTTAAATACTTACCTACATTACCTACAGTTACATAAATCTTAACATTTCTCATACATACAACCCAATTGTAAACGATAAGTTGAATGTATTCATATAAACCAAACTAAAACCTTCCTAAAACAGATCCAGCTTCCCCCTTTAAGCTTCCCCTATTGCATCAGGAGCTTCCCCTATATCAACCCAATTGTTTACGATTCTATATGAATATATTCATATAAACCAATCCAAAACCTTACCTGATAAAACCTCAAAAGTTGAATCTATTCATATAAACTGATACAAAACCTTCCCAAAACAGTCTAAAAACACAACAACCCAACCAATGTAAACTAACCAAATAACCAAATAATACATTATTTAGCAATATAATGAATGTATTCATACAGTTTGAACCAAAACATTTTTAGCTTACAGATTACCTAATCATTGTAAACTACCTAAGAACAACCCAAAATCATAGAAAATAATATATTCATACAAAACCAACAATCTTTCCAAACTTGTGTTGACAATGTATTCCAATGATAATATATTAAACTTATAAGGTTAAACGAAGTGTTTGGCCGGGTAACTTGTGAACGAAGCGAAGCTAGGGGATTGAAATGGCTAATGTATCAAAGTTTGTTGTTGGTCAACAAGTTGTTAACAATGATAGGAATTCTTGGTATTTCGGTAAAGTTTGCATTGTTAACGAAGCAACTTTCTTCCCTGCTAGAACAGGAAGGTTTAAAAGTGAAGATATGTTTGTTTATTCTGTATCTTTTGAAAACTATGGTTTTGCTCTCCGTGAAACTGAAATGTTGCCAGTAAGCTGCTGCAACTAACACTAACACTAACACCATTACTATTTACTTTACATTTACAAAGGGGTTTAATCATGCTTAAAGCTTTAAGGGTTCTAGAAATGCGTTATTATGGCACAATTTACGGAAGTTACTTCCTAGGTTGTGCATCCATAGGTAAGGCCAAAATAGAGGGAATAGAAGAAGAAGTATTCATCACTTGGGGAAGGGAGATAAAGGCAAAAAACATACGGGAATTTGAATCCAAAACGCATTCAACCTGCCCCCAACTTGTGTACTACCCTACTAGCAAAAACGGTAAATCAATCAAGAAGTACGAAATGATTATACCTGTTGTTGTTATGAACTTGATGCAACCCGCTTTAGGACTAATGAACAAAGAAGATGGAACAGAAAAAATGATTCCAATCTATTATCCAGCAACAAAATCTAAATTTAAATCAAGAAAGGTAAAATAATCTAATGCGAAACAGGAAACTAACAGAACAACCTACGGAATGCCGAAAATGTGTCAAAAAATTGGCTAAGTATACCTACAGCGGTAGATTATGCAAAAGCTGCTACCACACTAAATTAGGTGATACTGTAGAAATTATTTGCATTCAACAACAAAAAATTTCCATTCTAACAAATAAAGTTCGTACCCAAGAAAACAGAATAAATCAGCTTTTACAAAGAATTGTCCAGCTTCAAAAGGATTTAACCCTCCTAGATTTTTAATTTATTTTATTTTATTTCCCAACAATCTTGCCAATATGTATTGACAATGCTCATACAGGGATATATACTAATATTGTGTTGATGATTGAACTTTAAACAAAGGGGTTTTGAAATGAATGATAATATTATCAAATCAGTTTTTGAGTTACTGGAATCTAAGGGAATCAAGGCAACAAAGATGCAAGTATTTTCTTTGCTAATTGTTACCATCAAGGAAACTTTTAATGTTTCAACCCAAGAAGCTGTAAACATGGTTCTTGGCGAAAACACCTATGAAAAGATAGTTGATCATATTTACAAACAATTTACTGAAAGGGTGTAACATGAAGATTCTTAAAAACACATTATCCGTTGATCTCGACATCTGGGAAGATCCGGGGGATTATCCTTCTAATGGGGGAAGATACCCGCTTCCATCTTCCTATTGTCTACAGGATATTACAGGGAATCTAATCATTCAGATTGAACCTGAAGACAAAGAATCAGAAGATTGGGAAGAACTAGGAGCAGCAATCAACCTTTATACCCTTATGGATGATCATAGGATCATCATTCAGGGGGTTAAAATCTTAACTTGGCAGTTATGTCCTGAAGTTCATCCAGATTCAAATTTAGCTAATAATTTAGACTGTTGGACAATCGTTCCTTATGAATGGGATGATTCAGGTTTAGAAATAAACTAATAAATCTTTGCAACTTGTGTTGACAATGTAAATGCAAGTAATATATTAATATTGTGTTGATGTGTGTGTTTTATTTTTTACAAAGGGGTTTAAGTTATGTCTACAGAAATCGATTCTATTCCAGCTATAGTTCCAGCTACAGTATATCCAATGGTTAATTTAGAAGACCCAAACAGGGTTGTTACAATCAATATTAAAGCTTCTGATTTGTGGAAACTACGCAAGATAGTTGCTTGTTTATCCAGTCCTTCAAATTCCGCATACGAAGTAATTTTATCTGTTGCAGATAATGCTACCCATGCTGACATGGATCATCTTCACCGGGTTTTGTATTTTGGCGAAATGGGTTGGGATTTACCTAAAAACCCAAGGGTGTAGTTTTTTACTTTTTTTTAGGAGTTTTATCATGGAATATATTATTTGGGGTATACCTGTTGGTTCAGAGCATGAAACGGTTTTGCATACCCAAAGCAAAACACCAGCGGAAGCGAGAAATGTAATGAAGGTTATTGAAACTAAGTTTGGTGCAAAAAAGTTAAGAATTCAGGTTCTTAATCCAAATGTTGCACCAGACTTTTCTAGTAAGAAAATTTTTAACAAAGGAAAAAAATAATGAAAACTGATAAGAAAAAATACCCGCAAAGTTCATTTCGATTAACTGATAAGGATATAGAGTTAATCGAATGGATTCGGGAAAATCAGGATCTTGACAACAAAACAGATGCAATCAGATTAGCTTTAAAATACTTTAAAAAGCTAAAGGAGAAATAATCTTTAATTATCGATGGAATTTGAAAGATACTGTTTTTTCAAAAGATAAAGGCAAGGTATTTTCATGCTTTGCCTGTGGCGGGGGTTCAACAATGGGTTACAAGTTAGCTGGGTTTGATGTATTAGGATGCAATGAAATTGATCCTAAAATGTTAGATGTTTACAAGGAGAACCATAAGCCAAAATATAGTTTTTTAGAATCAATTGTAACTTTTGCAAGGCGAAAAGATTTACCTAAAGAACTTTATGATCTTGATATTCTTGATGGTTCTCCCCCTTGTTCTAGTTTTTCAATGGTAGGAAATCGAGAAAAAGATTGGGGAAAAGAAAAGGTATTTACAGAAGGCCAAGAATTACAAGTATTAGATACATTATTTTTTGATTTTATTTATTTAGCTAAAGAACTTCAACCAAAGGTTGTAATTGCAGAAAATGTAAAAGGTTTGTTAATGGGAGAAGCAAAAAAATATGTAAGAAAAATTTATGATGAATTTGAAAATGCTGGTTATTATTGCCAGCATTTTTTATTAGATGCTTCAAGAATGGGAGTTCCTCAAAAAAGAGAAAGAGTATTTTTTATTGCTATGCGAAAAGACATTGCAAAACCATTTCTTAAACCTGTAGACCTGTTTACAATTGCACCTTATTTAGATTTAGAATTTAATGAAAGCGAAATACCATTTTTGGAAATTGAAGATTTTGATGCTGATGTTGGAGAATCAAAAGTTTATCCATCAGTAAGAAATCTTTACCCTTATGTAAAAGAAGGTAGAGATTTTTCAGATGCTCACGAAAAAGGTAGTTTTTTTTCTTATCACAAAGTTGATAGAAATAAACCATTGCAAACGATAACAGCAAATACTAAAGGAGGATGCGGATACCATTACGAAAAAATAAGGACTTTAACAAAAACAGAATTAAAATTAGGTGGTAGTTATCCGCAAGATTATAATTTTCTTGTAAATAAAGTTAAATACATAGTTGGCATGAGCGTTCCCCCGGTGATGATGGCACAAATCGTTAAAAGAATCTATGATCAATGGATTTCAAAACTATAATAATTCTTTCCCTTTTGTATTGACAATGCGAATACATAAGCATATAGTAAAGGTATAAGGTTAATCGCTTTGGTTGACCAAAATTTAAAGGGGAATACAATGACCGAAATCGAAATCAGAAACCAAGAAAAATCTAATCAAGTTGCTGAAGAAATATTAAACCAATTAGGCGGGAATCGTAAACTATCTGCAATGATTGCAATGCACAATCTTTATTTTAGTACAGATTCTTTAACCCAAGGGTTCTTACAGTTTGATTTTAAAGGGTGTAGAATTGCTTCCAAGGTTAGAATCTTCTTGGAATACAATGATACTTATACTTTGAAATTTTACAGCAAATCAGGCATTGAAAAGCATACAATACAAGGTGTTTACAATGATATGCTAATTGAAGTGTTCCAGAACCATACAAAGCTTTATCTAAGTTTGTAAAAGCTAAATAAAAAAATTAGGAGAGGGGTTTTCCCTCTCCTTTTTTTATAGCTTTATCTTTCCAAACTTTTCTTCTTCCTGATCAATTTCAGCTTGTGCAAATGATTCTGCAATAGCAAGGTAACTTGCAGCATCTTCAATAGAATCCAGATGAACCCCATTAGCTAACCTTGCTAGCTTTAAATGAACCATCATAATAGCAACTTCATAGGGCGAAATCTCCCGCTTTAGAAAGATACTCCAACTTCTAGCAATACGATCAAAATTCACTTCAGGGTCATCGTAATGGATAGATCGAGATTGCATAGTCTCAACACATTTTGCAAAAAATACTTGGTAATTTATTGATGATTGCATTTTAAAAACTCCTTTTATATTTGTTTTTCATCAAGGGATTTTACAAGGGTTATTGCTTCCTGAATTCTTTTCAGTTTTCTTTCAATGTTCTTTTCTTCCCTTACCTTAAACCTTTTTGCCTTTTCAATTACCTGATCAATAGGTATTAACCAAGTTGTTCTAGTTTTCTCAGTTATCTTTTTGATTCTCATTTCCATTTCATCAGACAATACACCAGCATCTTTCAGGATATCTTTAGCAAATTCAAAATCATTCATGTTAACGCAATCAGTATAAATTAGCTTGTTAATGCTATTCATAACACTTGTTGCAGATTCACCAGTAATAATTCTAGCTTCAGCACTAGAAACATAAACCAATCCATTAATCTTGCAAGCCATTTTTATCCCCTTTATTAGTTGTTAAACAGTTCAAAAGTTCATTCAATTTCTTATTCTGTTTTGCGTGAATTTGCAGAACAGGATAAAAACTCATTAACATAGTAATCTTTTCGTTTAGTTTTTTTGACCAAAAGAACCCATTGCTTTCAACAGCGTTTGCAGTTGCAGAAACACCAGCATTTAAAGAATCTTCTGCATTTTTACTATTCATCAGACCGGGAAACATTCGTTCAAAATGTTCTGCCATAAATTCCAAATCATTACTTATTTTTTGTGCGTTTAGTTTGTACTCCTTTTTACCTGTTACTTCTATTTTGCTTTTGATACACCATTCCATGACATTCATTGTTACAACAATGTTTATGATTGATTCAGGATTCTTTTTAACAGGAATTAATTCAGAATCCCATTTCAACGCTAGCAAAGAAATAGCTTCGTTACAGGTCGAAAACAATTCTTCAGGCATGATTTCATAACCTGTATATTCTCTGATCAAGAAACAACTTCTACGGGTTGTTAATTGAATTGCTTCCAGTTGTGAAATCTTTTCATTCATAGGAAACATTATACAAAAACATCTCCAAATTTTGTCATATCAATTTCAACATAAGATTCAAAATCCTTAGAAACTTTTTCGCCTAATGCAATGGTTATCGATTTAACATAATCACAATTATCATCTTCCAAATAACCACAACTTGTCAACTGATCAAGAATTGGTTTAACCCTATTATCTAAATCGCATTTTCTCCACTTCTTACCCGGTCTAACAATGATCGTAATCGCAACAGGGTAGTTTGGGCAAAACACTTTACCCTTGCCAATAGGTTTATTTTCTTCTTTCCATTCACGATATTTTGCAGATAGAATTGTTCTTCCGTTTACATTTCGCCAACAGCTATTAGCTGAAGGAGGCAATGTAAACAATATTGTTGCACCCCAATTATTAGCCATAATTTCCCTTTTTATAATAAAGATGGCAATGTGTGTTACTAATTAGATTCGGTAAAATCTAATGCCTTTTTAGGGTTTGCAACAAGCTTACCCGTATAGCCATTGCCACCAGCTTCTTTCCTGATGTATCTCCGCATCAGGAATGATTTAACTAATATCATCATTTCCATCAAATCTTTCTTGACGGGCTTTTAACTTCCAAAATTCTATATCATGTTCAAAATCAGCAAACCAAAAATCATTATTGTAATTAAATTCCATATATCCTTCATGCCAATTTAACTCCATGCTATAACCCATATATTTAAATGCGTTATTTTCTGTAAATGTTCCACATTCAGATTTTGAAAAATCACAATACTCGCAATAATAACTAAATTCTAAAGTATTAAATCTTCTATCATGTTTGCCATAAACAATACGATAAGTTGATTGGTATTCATCACCATTATTTAAACAAATAAGTTTGCATCTAGGGCATAAAGTGTTTACAACATCAACTGGATCTCCATTTAATTGAAAAATGTGTTTAATATTGTTAAATTCTTCAACTTTCAAACATGGTTTAGATCCTCTTGGTTTTATTTCATAATAATAATCTTCTCCTGTTATATGGCCCTTAACAAAAAAATCTGGAAGATACCATGTACCGCTTGGAAGTTGAAACCCTTCTGGTTCATATGTCCAATCTAAACCCATTCCTTCAAAAAATACTGCCCAACGAGCTTCAAGCCTTGAACGAAACTTGTAACCTTTATATTTAGTTTCAATTGGTTTTAAATTATTTTTGTTCATTTTGTTTATCTCCAAGACCAAGCTGGGGCAGTAATTTTAGGAACAATACCATAATGAACAGGTTGAAATACTCCGGTTCTATGGGATTCAATGAATTTCCTAATCGTTTCAAATACCTGATTTTCAGACCGATCAATATCAGCATTATCAAATTGCACTACCATTGAAGTTGGATACTCTCCTTTATCACAAACAATATGATAGCAATCCCTGATAGGTATTTGCATAGATCGTAAGCAAAAGCGATATAAAGCCAATTGCCGAAAATAACCGTTAAAAACGCAATCTTTACCCCAATCAAAAACATCATAACTTGCAGTTGTTTTAAGATCCAAAACCCAATTATTTTCAGGGCAATAAGCATCACAAATAAACTTAACTAATATTGGTTCAGCATCAAAAACAACTTCTGTTAAAATTTCTTGTTCTTTAACAATCGTTGGACAATTCAAAAAATAGCTCGAAGCTGAATTTTCCTGAATAGCTGCTATCATTCTGTTTGCTTGTGCAACATCATCATGGGTAATAATTAATGTTTCAGGTTTCAATGTCTTTTGAAATTCTTCAAAAGCTTCTTTACCCGCTTTAGTTCTTTTATCAACCATTGGACTAACTGCAAACTTTTCTTCAACGGTTGCAGGTTCTAACAGCATTGAATGAACTAAACTTCCTAACATCATTGCAGGAGATGAAGTTCTTTCAACAACTTTATCGATGTAGGTTTTTTTATACAGCATTGGGTTTTTTCTAAACATTTCTAATCGTGAATGTGATATGTACTCAATTGGATAAATCATTTTGCAATTCCTTTTCAAGTTTAAAATAGTTTTCAAGAATTTCCAGCGTTTGACCGTTCATAGTTCTGTTCTTAGCTAATGCAAGGTACTGAATCTTTGTTTTCAAGTCTGAACCCAACCTGAAAATAATCCAAAGTTTTTCCCTTTCACCTTTTTTCGTTCCTCTTTTTTTCGCCATGTTGTTACCTCCTTTTGGCTACAAAAAAATTATAACAATAACAGTTGTGATTGTAATACCAGTTCCAAAAATATTATTTATTCTAATTTTGTCTAATTGCTATTGCATTTCATTTTAATGGTTCTTATACTACGAATGTGAGATGTGGGAGTATGGAAAAGGAATTCTTCATGATATCTAGAAATGAAGCATTAAAACCTACAAACCTACAACCGGGTTCAGAAGAAAAAAAGCTTCTGATGGTTGCCAGAAGTTTTTACGGTTTACCAATTTTTCATCCTAGAGATCTAAAGCACGAATTTCATTCATGCGATAATACTGGAGATAAAAATAATAACGCTAAAATGTCAATCGACATTAGCGAATACACCCATATTGATGAACATTGACCATCGGTTACTAGGATCGTTTCCTAGGATCATAGACATATCACACCGTTGGTCAATTTTTTTACTTTTTTTAAAGGGGTTTATTATGTCATTGGTTGAATTAAATAGGCTGAACAATATCTCGATTTTTGAAGATAATTTTGAATTGATTCTGGATTTTAATTTCGAGATGTTAAAGCCATTTCTTGATATAGGAATGGAAAAAATTCAAACGGGTCAAGAGGAGCTTATTGAAAGTTCATCGTTTAGCGTTGATCAAATTATGGGAGAAAATCAGGATGATGACATTATTGAGATCAAAGGATTTGTTAACATTTTAGGAACTCATACAAGATTTGTTGTTTCTGTAACTCAAGAGAAATTTAATGAGATTTTAACTCTTGGAGTGCAAAATTTCTACGGTGAAAACCATGAAATGAAATTACACCGTGGTTATTGGACTGCACAAGCGTTTGATTTAAAATTTAAAATCTTTAACCTTTAGGAGAAAAAGCATGAATATTACAAAACCTACTAGTTTTGGGCCGAATAATAAACCCAAAGCGGTTTTGTTTGGGCCTGAAGGTTCAGGTAAATCAACATTAGGAAGTAAGCTTGAGAAACCTTTATTTTTAAATGTTGAGGATGGGATTTCAGGAATTGATGTTGATGCAATTCGCATTAATACATGGACTGAATTTGTATCAACCATTAAAGAAATTCTAAAGGAAATTTCAGGATCAAAAACATTTGATTACAAAAATATTGTAATTGATTCCTTAACAGCTTTAGAAAGGTTATTGCATCAACACATATGCACCCAAAGCAATTCAAGTTCCATTGTTCTAGCTTGTGGCGGGTATGGTAAAGGGCTTGTTGAAGCTTCAACCCAAATGAGTTTAGCAATCAATTCCCTATGCAGTAAAAAAGATTTGGGTGTTTGGTTCTTAGCTCATTCAACCATCAAAAATGTTAACGACCCTACCCGTGGAGAGTATGCAGCTTTTCAGGTAAGGGGAGATAAATCATTAACTGAATGGGCTACCAGTTGGGCCGATTTAATTGGGTTTATTGAAATCGATTTGTTGATTGATGAAGATGGTAAATCAGTTATTAAAAGGGAAGGAGACAATGTAAAGCGAACAGTAACTGTTACTCCTAGAGGCGGGTTAACCGCAAAATCTAGGATACCGGGTATCTCTGGTGTAATGTCTGTTGATGTGTTTGTTTCTAAGATCAATTCTATTTTTTCTGCTAAGAAGGAGAATGTATAATGTCTGTTGAAAATTACGATGCTTTTGGGAATGGTTCAGATGATTTTGAAATTTTTGGTGCTGAAGAAGCTAAGGAAATTTTAAAGCTTGATATACTTGCAGCGGGTGATTATCCAATAACAATAATTAAAGCTGAAATGCGATCTAAAGAATCTTCAAAATGGATTGCGTTAACTGTTAAAATTGAAGATCCGCATGAAATGTCTGGAAGGGTTAAAACCTTTTCGATGTATATTCAGGGAGGCCATGCAAACCCCAAGGTGTGCAACATTCACGCAAAGATTCGACAATCTTTAGATAGAGCGTTGCATTTAGATAGGTTAACCTTGCAATCAATCATAGGCCAATCTTGCATGGTTAAAATAAAGAACAGCGAAAAAGATGGAAATGTTTACGAAAACATTGATAAATTCTTTTCGGTTTAGTTTTTAGTTTTAGGGGGGGGAATGAAAATTCCTTCCCTTTTTTTCTGAGGTTATTCATGGATGAATTGTTATTTTCCCCTGATGAATGCAAACCAATTCCCAAGGGTGTTTATACTGCTAGGGTTCTAAAAGCGGAAATCAAAACATCAAAAGCTGGCAACAAATATATTTCTTGTGATGTTCAAATTATTCAAGGAACTTCCCAAGGAAAATTAGTTGATTGCAATTTTCATCTTTGGTCAAATGATTCTAAATTCCGTTCTGATTCAAGAAGAAAATTTGCAAGGCTTGTTTCCTGTTGTGGCATTCAAACAGAGATCAAGGTTAATGATCTATCAGTTATTGTTGATAAACCCTTCCTTGTTGATATCGGAGAACAAGAAGATAATTTTGGGAATGTGAATTGCATCAATGGATTTAACAAGTTAAGGAAAAATTAATGAGAAAACTTCTTAGTCAAAATTCTGAATTAAAAAAAGATGGAATTTGGAACTGGTCTATACCAGCTTGGCAAGTTCAGTTATCAAATGGTTCTTGGTTTAATTGTTGCCCTAATGCTGATTTTTGCGTGAAAGTTTGTTACGCAAAGAATGGAACTTATTTGTTTCCTGTTGTCAAAGCAAAACATCTTTCAAACCTTGAATACACAATTAACGATTTAGTTGGTTGGATGCTAGATATGATTAAAGAAATAAATCGAATAGGGTTGAACAAAATAAAATTTCTTCGCATTCACGATGCGGGTGATTTTTATTCTGATGAATACTTGCAAGCTTGGTTGGATATTGCAATGAGTATTCCAAGCGTTACCTTCTATTGTTACACCAAAGAAGTGAGCAGATTTAAAAAGATTGTGCAAGGTAGTTGCCCAAAAAACTTTAAGTATTTATTTTCATTAGGGGGGAAGGAAGATCATTTAATAGACTTGGAATCTGATCGTCATTGTGATGTGTTTCCAAGTCTAGAAGCTTTAAACAATGCGGGTTATATGGATCAATCAGAAAATGATTTATTAGCTATTACTTTACCAACAAATAAAATTGTGATTGTTTCAAACAACATCAAACATTTTAAAAAAATACAGGGTGAATTGACATTTAAAAGCGGGCAAGAAAAAAGAAAAGATTTGAGGAATAAACAATGTTAAGAAAATACCAACAAGATTCTGTAGATGCTTTATTCCAGTTTCATCAAGACAACCCTAGTAAATCAACTGTAATAGTTATTCCAACAGGCGGGGGAAAAACTAGGGTAATGGCTGAAGTAATCCGTAAATCATTTGAAGGAAACCATGATTGCAAGGGGATGATTCTTTCCCATGTAAAGGAACTATTAGAGCAATCAGAAAATACCTGTAAAGGGTATGCTGTTGCAACTGGTCTACCAGTTCAATCAATTGGAATCTTTTCAGCATCAATGAAACGAAAAGAAATCAAACCGTTAACAATTGCGGGTATTCAATCCGTATATCGTAAAGCTGATTCTTTTGGTGTATTAGATTTTGTAATGATTGATGAATGCCATTTGATTAGTCAGAATAAAGAAACAATGTACCGGAAATTTTTATCATGTTTGAAGATTAGAAACCCAAGGCTAAAGGTTATTGGGTTAACAGCTACACCATACAGATTGCAAAGCGGGATTATATTTGGGGAGAACAAAACCTTTGATGATTGTTGTTATGCAATCGGAGTTAAAGATTTAATAACAGATGGATACCTTTCACCATTGATTACATTTGCATCTGATTCACCTGATTTAAAAAATGTGCGAATTCGTGCGGGAGAATTTTTAGATACTGATTTAAACAAAGTTCTTGAAACTGAAGAACTTGTTCAATCAGGTGTTAACGATGCAATCAAAAAAGCTACAGATAGAAATTCAGTTTTAGTTTTTGCAACTTCTGTTCGCCATGCTGAAATGATTCTTGATGAACTAAAGAAACAAAATCAAAGAGCAAACATAATAACAGGAGAAACACACCCCGCTATTAGAGATTGCGTAATTAATGGATTCAGGGAAAATAATTATAAATGGTTGGTAAATGTTGCAGTTTTAACAACTGGATTTGATGCACCCAATATTGATTGTGTTGTTGTAATGAAACCCACAATGAGCAAAGGATTATGGTATCAGATGGTTGGGAGAGGGTTCAGGTTGAATGAGGGTAAACAAAACTGCTTAGTTCTTGATTATGGTGATAATGCTATTAGACATGGTTGTATCGATCAAATAGAAGTATCTGCAAAAGGGATTGAAATACCTTCAGCAAAGGTAAAGAAATGTCCAGCTTGCAAACTTGTTTACAAGATTCATATCCCAATTTGCCCAAGTTGCGGGTATGTCAAACCAAGGCATGAAACCCCTGAAATATCATCTAAATTGAGTAATCAACAAAGTAAGGGAGATATTCTAAACGGAATGAAACCTAGAGAATTTGACATAGTTTCGAGCGTTTATTCCATATACAGGAAACACCCACAAGCAGAACCCTGTATTATGGAAACCCATGAAACTTTATCAGGAACATTAATTAAATCATTTCATTCATTAAAATCAGGTTTAGAATTTTCTGTATGGAAATGGCTAAAGAATCTTACATTAGATATTCCTAAACATCATTGGCATCTTGATAAAAATAAAATCCAATCCGTAGATTTTTTAGATGCTTTACCAAAACCAATAGGTATAATCGCACACAAAAACGAAAAAGGTTATTACCAGATTGATTCGTACCAGTTTGAAAAAGTATCAGTTTAATCATATCAAAGGGAAAATCATGGAAGATATTAAAAAAGAAGCGTTAAAGATTCGTAAACAAGGGCTGAGTGTTTTTGCAGCTAAAACAGATAAAACACCTGTAATTAAAAGAACAAATAGAATTGTTGAATTGCGTACAAAGTTGCAATCAGAACATGAAATTGAAATAGATTTTGGTCAACCATTAGTTGCAGGGATTGCGATTAATTGCGGGCCTGTTCCAAATAAGGATAAAGATTTAGAATGTTTAGATATTGATTGCCCAAAGTTGGCAAAAACTTTCCTTGATGAATTACTTATTAGCAATCCAGAACTAGGGGAAAAATGTAAAGGTTGCGTTGAAACTACACCATCTGAAGGATTGCACATTTTTTATTACTTACCTATGGGTAAAAGCAAATGTAAAGAATTGGCAATGATGTCTTTAGAAAATTCAAAAGCATGGTGTGTAGAAGCTAGAGCAAGAGGTTCTTGTAAATTAGTTGCACCACCAATTATTGAAACAAGGGGAGCAGGTGGTTATGTAGTTGGGTTTTTTTCCCAAGCCATTTCTAAAATAGATGGAACAGTTAAACCCTACAAAATGGTTTTTGGTTCTGTCGAAAACATACCAATGTTAACTGCTGAAGAACATGATTTCTTAATTGCGTTTGCACAATCCTATGATGAAAAATCAATCAAGAAATTCGCAACTGTAAACCCTGAACCAATACATAAGTATGAAGTTGACAAAAAAAGTGCGTTAGAACAATGGAGACTTGAAACACCTTGGAATGAAGTTCTTCCAGAATCTTACAGGATGATTGAAGTTAGACCAGATTATTTTCAAGTTTGGCATCCTGATTCTAGTGGTTCTGCACCTAATGCAATTGCTGGTGCAAAATCAAAGGGATTAGATCGCTATTGGAACTTCTCACCATTAGATTGGAGATTGCCAGCAAACACCCCATTAACAAAGGATTATGTGTTTTGCTTGTCACGAGGTTGGAATCCGGGTTCAAGAGAATTTAAAGGATTTTACAAAAAGGTTTTTGATAAATATTGCCCTGCTGATGAATCAGAAATAGTTGATGAAACCAGATGGGAAGATTTTGATTTTAAAGATACAACCAATTCCAAAGTTAAAACTAAAAGGTCATTAGATGTTGTTCCAGATGCAGCAATAAGCTTCCCCGGTTGGATTGATACCTATGTTGAACATTGCATGAAAAACGCATTGTATCCTGAAAAAAGAATAGCTGTTGCATCTGCACTAGGTTTATTTTCTTCCTTGGTTGGTCGATCTGTAATGGGGCCGGGGGAAATGAAATTGAATTTGTATATTGTGATTCTTGGTTTAACTGCAAACGGAAAAGATTTTCCTAGAAAGTTGAATGCTAGAATTTGCATGGAAATTGATTGCGGTGATTTGTTAATGACAAAAGTTGGATCTAGGGAAGGCTTGGAAGAAAAGGTTATGCAAGGCCCGAAGTTCTTAATGGCTGATGAAGGTGCATTTGATTTGGAAAAAGCTAAATCAGGTGATGTAAGATTTTCCGATATCATGGGAACGATGCTTGAATTGTTTACAGCAAATTACATAAAGAAACGAGCAAAAGCGGGGGATGAATCAGAAGAAAATTTTATTAGATACCCTTTCCTTTCTGTTATGACTAGTTCAACACCTGAAGAATATTTTAAAGCTTTATCGCCTAAGATGCTTCGATCAGGTTTTTACAATCGTTTATTGATTCTTCAGGCATCTATCAGGGGAAGAATGAATTTGCGGGGGATTTCGGTACAAGAACCAATTCCAAGGTATTTAATTGATGTTGCAACAAACTTGTTAATGATGAATGAAAATTTGGTTGCAGGGAAAACAAAAGCATTTATTGAGGAATTAGAAATAGAAAAAGAATTTGGTAATGAAGTTTTAAATAAGGTTGAAAACGATTCAAGAATCTTAGAATTAACACCTGAAGGATTAGAATATTTTGGTGAACAGGTTTGGAAAAATGACGATCTATATGCAGAGTATCAGAAAAAAGGGGAGGAAGAAAAAGCTTCCAGTTGTGCAAGGTTGCCAGAATTAGCTTTAAAAATTGGTTGCTTGTGGGAGCTTTCAAGAAACATTCATGCAAAGAATCTTTCTCTTGAAGGTATTACCGCTGGATTTAATTTTGTTGTGGAAGTTAATAAAAGACAAACTGCAAACACCGTAATGATATCTGATACAAAGTTTGGTGAAATAACTGACAAGTTGTTAACAATGATTTCAGGTTCTTCAAAGGAAATTGAACCGGGGGTAATGGGTATTAGAATGATAGATGCAAAGAAACTACTAAGAAAAATTGTTCACAATGGGCAAAGTGTTGATGATGCAATTAGATATCTTCAGGATACCAATGAAATAAGTGTACGAAAAAAGAAAGATACAAATGGGCCGGGTTCAATGTATTTAGTAATTACAAATTCCCAATAATTTTTTCTATTCCAACTTTAGGAATTGCCATTAGTGAAAGGTTAAAAGCATCTGCAATATCAGGGGAATGCTTCAATCTTCTTTTCATAACTTCTTTAGACTCAACAACCCTTCTGCCAATAGAATCTACAACATAGATAGGGGTTCTAAGTTCTTCGCAAAGTTTTTCCCTTTCATTAATCGGTAATCTTGAAATTGATATCTTTCCTTCAATTGCAAGTTCTGAAGCTTCAAACCATAGGGAAGATCGGGTATTAGGAAATTCTCTCCAGCGTACCGCTTCAGATGATGAATTAACACCATAGAACAGATATTGACCACGATTATCAACAACACCACCACCTACACCACCTTCATCAATTAACACCGGAATTTTATATTCAGGTTGGTTTTTGCTAGCATATTTATTGCAGAACTCTTTTATCTTTTCTGCAAATTCTTTTGTGGATAAACCACGATATTCTTTCATTTCAAGAATACAACTACCTTTTCTCACAACTAAACAAGATCGATCATCACCAAAGCGGGCAGGATCTGCACCAATTTGGATTGACCAATTTTCATTCATTTCAATTGGATCAAGTAACTGTTTAAGACACATTGCAGACCAAACCGAATTAATTGCCTTGGTTGGATATCGGCCGAGAACCTGAATGTCAAATAAAGGATCTTCAACCATGTAACCCTTATCTTCAAATTCAAAGTAACCGGGTTCACCTTCTTCACCTTCCATTGCAGACCTACATTCATTTCTTAATCTGTTTACAACATATTCATGATTGATTGCACCGGGTATTAAATCTTGCTGATAAACAACATTAGGATGATCTAAAGCAGATAAATGAAATACTTTCCAATCTGGTGAATTCTCTGCAAAATATGCAGGGCTTGAAGAATCGTAAGGGTTGAAGATGCAGAACCAAAGGCAATTTTCTTTTGATGCTGATAACATCGATTCGGCCCGCTCCCAAAAGGTAGGTTCAATGCCTGATGCTTCATCGAATAAAATACACAAACCACCAGCGGAATGCCTACCCTGAAACGCATCTGCTTTTTGTGCTGTTAAACCTTGAATATAATGACTAGGTGATTTCTCTAGCCTATTTGCTTTTGGTAGCCAATTTGGATCACCCAAGCGAACCCTTCTAAGTTCTTTGAAAACACCGTCACGAATTTGTTGGGATACAGGAGCAGATATAAGAACTTCAGAAGGTGTAAAATGATCATGAAACCAACTTGCAATAACTGCACAAAGATAAGTTTTTCCCTGATTGTGGGCTGATCGAACTAATACTTTTCTTGCACCGTCTGCAACAGCTTCAAAAATTTCCATTTGTTGATTTGTTAATTTTATTTTCAGGTAGTTGCAATACTCCCTTGGATTCTTGGGAATCTGAATAATCTTCCTGTTCGCTTCCTGATACTCCTTCAGAACCTTGATTTGTTCCAATTGTGCCTGTAATGCTGGACTCGATAAGACCTTTTGCCAATTCTTTAGCAATTTGTTTGTTGATTGCGATTTCGATGTTTTGCCCATTTTCTTTTGCTCTGTTGTTGCGTTCTATGATCCATTGCATTGCTCGCCAATCTTCTGCACCATGTTCATTGATTATCTTTTGCATGGCAATGGTTGCTTGTGCTTTTGCCTTAACACATTCAACTTTATGCCAATGTTCTAAATCATTTTTAGAAACTCCAAAAGCTTTCATAGCTAATTTGATATCAACACCATGCTGGATATTTTCCAACATTTCATAAAATGTATCAGGTTCAATCATGTTGGGAATTCCTTACCACCGGGAAATTGAACATCTTCAGGGGTTTCAGGGTCAAGCAGCATTCGCATCATTTCCAAAGTTTCAGAAATGTAAATTAATGAAGCTGCAACACTTTTAGAATGATCATTCTTTTCCCAAGCTGCTATTGCTTCTATCATCCAATCTGCACCAGCTTTTTCCAACATATTGATTTTCCCTTATAATAATGTTAACATTGACAATATTATTTTAACATGATTGGGGATTTGTGTAAATATGGCTGATCTGTATTCTACGATTGAAAAGCTTAAAAATATAATCAAAGCCAAAAGTTTGATTCGTAGAAGATCGGATATTTTTACTAAGGGCGGGTTGGGAGATCCCAACAAGCTTGTAAAACTTGGAAAAGAATACATAGGACTTCCCAAGAAAATAAATTCAAGATGGATGAAACAACTTGAATATTATCCGATTGAAGGAAGTCAATCAGGTTCAGTAGTTATGAGGGTTAAAACAGGCCCGGTTGCTTACATTTATCCAAGAATAGGACAAAAGGTTTTTGTAACTTGGATCGATAAGAAAGCAAGGGGAGGAAAGATTTATTGGTATGGTGTAGGAACACCATCATTAAAAGATTATTCAATTGTTGCAAGGAAATCGCATAGGGGGAGAAAGACCACAACAGGAAGAATTGGTAACCAACAATTGAAAAAAAGACAATTAAAGAAATCAGGGTTTAGCTACATTCCTACAAAAATTAGAATGAAAGCTGTTCGAGGAACAAGAAACCCAAGGAAGAAATAATGTACCTAAACCCATATTATCGCCATGTTGCAGATTTAAAACGAGAATTTGCAATGGGAGTTACCAAAGGACATATCAAAATGATTATTGATATGTTGTCTAGAAAAGCTGAAAGAGGTAATTTAAAAGCTGCTAATATGCTTTTAAAAGCTATTCAAATGCAAAACACATTAGATGTTAGGCACGATGATAAACATGAAATTGAAATCATTATGGGATCACCTACAGATGGATTAATGAAATCCATGAGGCCGGGCGGGATTGTTTTACATAATTCTGTAATTGATGAAGACGAAAAGAAACAAGGTTGATATAATTGGTTTTGTGTCTGAATAATTCTAGGGGTTGTTTTCGCAATTTCCTGATCCGAATTTCCCCTGTAGTAGAATTGCATCAAGGGGAAAAGTTTTATTCAGACACCCTAAAATCTTTGCATTGCATACATTTCTTCCAATCCGTTTTTCCATGAACATCACATAAGCGAACCCACTTCTTAGGACAATTACAATCTTTTCTGTCGATTACTTTTCCAATGTGTTCACATTGCTCTGGATTAATCATCTCCATTGGATTTCTAAAATTCATCAAGTTTGATGTTTCGATATATTGAACACCTTCAAGAATTTGATTAAATTCAATTGGCAATGCTTCTTCAATAAATTCGTTTACAACTTCTTCAATGATTACATCGCATTGAAATCCAAAAAATAATGCACCTGTTAAATGCGATTCAATACTAGACCAAGGGAATGTTACATTTATATTTGTAATTGGAACAGAATAATAATAATTATAATAACTATCAACATTACCAAATTTCATTTTAGGATATTTTATTTTTAATGGGCTTAATGATATTATTTCAAACTCTTGTTTATAAAATTCAGAACCCTCGGGGTTTATTTCAAAATTAGATAAATATATTGGTACATTAGGATAAGTTGCAGGCATAGAAAACTTTATAGATAATGTGAAATAACTGTATAAAAAACTAGAAGGTAATACACTAAAAGAAAAATCAAATACACTATTAAATAAAGTTGGGTAATTACCGCTAGTAGAATATGATGCACCTAAAATATCTGCATTAACATTAGTCTGATCAATATTGTTTGGATTTACATTTTCATATCTTGGAAGATTTTCAATTGATACATCTTTGAAACCATAAAGAAATTTAACTGACAAATATTTGTCTTTGTATAGTGTTTCTAATCCAACATTAGGAATGTAAATTCCATTGTTTGCATTTTCCAATGTGGTTGCAATTCTAATTAATGATTGTCCAGCAGTTTGCTTTTCATCCTTAATTTCTTCCATGTAAATAGAATAAAACGGAGTAAAGGATATATCTACAGCGGTTGCACCACTACCACCACCACCAGAAATAACTACAGTTTTATTTGATGTAAAGTCTTTTCCTTTATTGTAAGTTGTAACCGATACAACTTTACCACCGCTAATAGTTGCATATGCTGTTGCACCTGTACCACCACCACCAGAAAGAGTAACAGTTGGAACAGATGTATATCCAGAACCCCCATTGGTTACTAAGTAATCTAATCCAACAAATTGAACTTCATTACCTGTTTTCCAAACATCTTCATCACCATTAATTAATAAACAACTTTTGAATCTATCAGGAACACCAAAATCAGGATAAACTCTACCGGGAAATGCGACATAAGAAGTAAGAACCGGGGGATCTATTGGAATGATATCTTTCTTTATTACATTAAAATATGAGTTTGATGCTGGATTTTTTCTAACAAAAAATTCATTACTTGCGTTTACATTAGGTGGTAAAAAAGCAATGTTTTGAAATTCCTTATAAGAATCAGTAAAAGCCATCTGCACCATAAAATTATTAAATGCTTCTTCTGTATAAAAAGGATCTCCTATTAACGGTGTAGCTTGAAAGTAATTTAATGCTTGATAATATTTCAACATATTATATTGTGGAACTTTTTCATAATTCTCAAAATTAACTTTTATTTCAGTAACTCTTTTTAATTTGTCTGGAATATTTGCTAATTGGCAATATGGAACACTTTGAAAAGAAACAATAATATCAGATTCAAAACCACCTTTTAAAATTGCTTGGTAAGTTAGTGGAACTTTTCCTAATGCAAGATTAGGTCTATTACCACCAGAATTATGCCCATAAAGATTTGTTAAAAGTGTTTTACCAGTCCACAAAACATTCTTGATTGTTAATGTTGTTCTACCTGATGAATCTGTAGTAGTTAATATTTGGGTTCTGTTTGTTTTTGAAGCTGTATAATTAATAGGTAATGTTGGATCTGTAGGATAATCATAATAACCTCTAATACGGTGAGGGTCTTCCCAGTATATATAATCTCTTTTAATTCCAAAAAATATTTCGTTGTATGGATCACCACAAGGCACATTAACATATCTGTAATCATAATAATAAGATATATCTTGAAATTGACCATTTTTAAAATAATTATTTAATTCTTGGTTTTCAAAATATGTAGAAGATATTACAGAATAATATGCTGCAATAGTACCTAAAGAACTAATTTTTGTTACAACTTGTTTATCTCCTACTTGTTGATATGAAGAATAATCTATTCTGTTTGTATTTATTACAGAAATTTTGGAAGAAAATACCCCTTGTTTATCAATTGAAAATTTATTTAAAACATAACCACTTTTAAAAATAGGTCTGTTTGTTCCAGTATCCATATCATAAGACCAATTGTAACTGTCTCTAAAACCAGTACATACAAGATTGCTTGAATTAGGAGATGTATAAATATTTTTTGTTGAACTAATAAATGTATAATTAGGATGCAAATAAGAAAAAGGATATTCGGAAACATCAAGAAAAAAAACAGGATTCATTATTTTTAATATGTTGTTTGAACATTCTGCATTTGGATTTGCACCTTCAACACTAAAATCATGGGATGATATATATGATAAATAATTATCATAAGAACCAGAATCAGAACCGTTTTCATATATATTTTTTTGCAAATATGTTGCATAAGCAAAAAAATTTAATTGCCCACTTCCAGTTTTTGTCTCAAATGTATTTAAAGGAATATAAACGGATGCTTCTGTAGAAAAAGAAGTTGTTCCATTTACAACTGCAATACCATAAGGAAAAGCTGTTTTTTCATTGTAAAAAGAAGGGTTTTTCCAATAACCAGATTTGTATGGGGGATACCAATAAAGAGAAAAATACATTGCTCTTTGTGTTGTTTCTCCATTGCAATTTAAAAAAGGATAATAAATTAAACCATCTGCTAAACCTGTTGGGTTTTCACTTTGTGGTATTGGATTTGGTGTTAAAACATATCCACTAAAACTGCTGTTTGCTACTGGAATCATATAATCAGAGAATTCTATTATCGTTGATCCAATAGAATTTTCATTAATAATAGGTGGTGCTGCTTTAAAATTAGTTAGTTCTAAAGTTGATTCTTCATTTCTTTTAATGCAGTATCCACAAGTACAACAAGAAACTATTCCTTGACCATCAAAGATTGTGTTTCGATGAATTACATTTTCTTTAATATTGTTTGTTGGTCTATATGCCATTGTTTCCTCTATGGTAAATCGTACCAACCTTTAACACCTGATGAATTTGTTCCATAATATTTATTTGCACCGGGAGTTAATTCATCATTTACAAGTTTAAACTGTATAGTTGAATTTAATGCGTTTTGTTTTGGTACAACTGAAGAATCTGTAGGTGTAGTAAATGCAACAGTTGTAAAAGTTAAACCGCTTCCTGTTGATGTAACAACTTTTCCAGATGTTCCAGAATAAGATTGAGGGCAATCTTTAAGGTTGATAAACGACAATGATGGAACAATAACCGAAGCTGGATTTGTTGAGGTAAAGCTTAAACCTGTTGCGGTTGGATTGACAGCTACATAATAATTTGCAACACCAGCATAAGAATCAGGAGTATCGTTTAAAGTAAGAAAACTTTTTCTTGCATCTTCTGCAATCTGTACTGTTTCAGAAGGGTAAAAAGTTGCATAGGTATTTGCAAGAACACCATTAACACAAGTAACATCTGTAACAACTGTAATACCTGTAGGCCCGGAAACAAGCGAATTTAATAAAGTGACTATAGGTCTTGGATCTGAATTAACAGGATCATTTGGAAATGGATTGTAAGATGATCCAACATAGTAACCAACATATTTTCTTCCAGAAACTAATTCACCACCGTTGATATCTTTGCCCCAAAATGTACCCATGTTTGCAGAAGATTGAGAAAGTGTATCAAAACCTAATGCAGGGTAATAACCGTTAACAATCCCTGTTTCATCAATCTGTACAAAACATTTTGAAGATGGATCTAAACTTCTAAGGAATTCGTAAACATCTCTACCATCAGTTGAATCTGTACCACGATATCTAGAAACATAAACTAAACCTTGACCTGATACACCTACATTGCCAGCAAAATTACCTTGATTAGTTGGTTCATCGATATCATAAGGCATTGCATAAAGTTTAGGACAAGTTTCCCTAGAATCAAAATCAGCGAACAAACCACCAATAACTTCTTCAAAATCTGTACCGTTCCAAGATACTTCATAGAAATCGTAATACCTGTAATAACCTGTAATTTCTACTTCATCACCATAAGGTATTTTATTATTAACTCTAAAATAAAGAAATGGTGTTAAACCTTCATTTGAAATTGTGATAGAACCTGTAGCAGCATCAAAGCCAACATTACTACCGCTTCCCTGTACAGGTTGTATTCTCATGATTTTTGCCTTAAATAAAAATAGAACACTAACAATCTAGTGTTCTATTATAACCTAAAATAACCCCATTTATTAACCTTTAATCAGCAAAGCCATACATTGGATTACTTGAGGATATTGCATAAAATTATTAGAGGGATAGGATAAAACAGATTTTGCTAAATCAATTTCTGGAACAGGTATACCACGAATTCCAGTCATTACATAATCAGCAAAAGCATTTACAGCTTCTTCCCTTGTAGCTTCCCCTTTAACAAACTTTTCAAAAACATCTAGGGAGGGATGAACTGGAGGAATTCCAGATTGACCCATCATTTGAGGATTCATAAAACTTCCTTTCTTATCGACCACAGCAACTAGAACCACGCAAACTGAAACGAAGTTTTCCACCACGAAAAACTTGCGTATCTGTTTTAATCGTTTCAATCTTGATCGTTTTTTCAACCGTATTTTCTACTTGCACAACTTGTGCAACTTGTGCTGATGAAGCAGAGCATTGACCATTAGCACATGAAGAACCTCCTCTGCGGGCAGGTAAATCAACTACAAAACCAACCGCCAAAATTAATGAAAACATTTCAGAATCCTTTCAAAAAGTTACAAATTCCAGTCAATAATTCTTGCTGGATACCCTTCAAAATTTGAAAAAGAAAACACTTCTTCTTTGCAAATTCGATCCATATCAGATTCTTTAATCCAATATGATCCCTTTGGTTCTCCAAAATTACCGGGGGGAGTGCCATGAGCATTGCCCCAAGAATTTTGAATTAGGAATATTAGACCAAAATCAGGATGTGTAGTAAATCCCAAACATGATTGTTGATGTCCCCAAGTTTGATTTCTTGAAGCTAATTGTATTGCTGGTGTTCCAGATGGTTTAATTTTTATATCACTAAAACCCCACCAATCCGATGCAATAGTAACTGGATACCCATTAGTTAAAGCTTGTTTAACTTGTAAAGCGTTTACAAGTTTGCTTGTGGATTTAATTTTAAAATGATTAGCTTTTTCTTTTAAATTAATTGGGGGTTTATCACCGTTTGACCAAGCCATTTCAGCAGCAGCACCAAATGTAAATGAACCATCAGATTCTTTAATCGGTTGAGGATAACTAGGATCTAGGGGAGGGCAACCATCTTCATTCAAAGATTCTGCCATGCTTGAACCAAAAGAACCTTCACCACTACCACGAAGACCGCCACGAGATCGAGATTGCCCATAATTATAAAGAATAAATGGAACTCTAAATTCCTCGTAAGATTGTCTTAATGTTACGATTTCAACCGCTTGCAATGTAGCTAGCATTGCTAAAGCACCTTGAGCGACACAAGAACCAGTTTTTTGATTCCAAGGGAAAAAATCATAGCCACAAGCCTTATTAACTACCTTATATAATAGAGCTTCTTTAGCTTCAACATCTTCCCCTGAAATCATAAATGGAACTAATGTTGCATTAAATTTATCTTGAAGTTCTTGGGGTTGCGATTCAATCGGCAACCAACCAAAATTGTTTACAACTTCTACAGGTTTTTTAAAACCTCCAAATGGTTCATCCATTATTTCAACTCCTTTGCAATTTGATTAAATTCTTTAGAAAGAAGATCTCTTAGTTTTTGATCAAGTTTCAATGAAGCATCTTTTGGAAGATTTTGATTTAATCTCTTTCCAATTACATCTCTAAGATTGGCAAGTTCATTTTCCATAAATTGTTTATTAATATTTGCTTTTGCTGTCTTAAAAACATCTGTAAGAAATTCGTAGTCATTTTTCTGACATTCCTTAGCAAGTTCTTCGTAGAACATAGACAACCATTTTACCGAATCTTTATTTTCTTTTGATGCTGCTTTTGTAATATCTGAATCAGTTGGATTAACTGGAATAGGTTCAGGATTTTCACCAATTAAAACTGTTGTAAATGCTGGTTCAGAAGGGCCAAAAGCATCACCAACATATGCAAACACCCTGTAAGCACCTTCAGATTGAGCCGTAACAATCAAAGTTTTTGAATCTTTAAGAAGATCAACAGGGAAAATATTTAAACCTTTATCAACCGAAACCCACTTAACAGATTTCGCTTCTGTCTTTGCAGGGATCGTTATAAATGCCCCTATTTGCCCTGTAACCTTTGCGGGTAAGTCTACTGTTGGAATTTGCAGAAACACTAATAAAACGATGTTTAGCATGGTCTATTCCTTATTCGTTCAGACATTGTTTTGCAATCTGTCCTACACCACTTGTTAAAAGATCGCCAATTTTTTAAATGTCCAAAAAGAAAGTGACATTTTCGGCAAAGAGTTATTAAATTAGATTCGTCATATTCTAAATTTTCATCTACTGAAAACGGTATAACATGATGAATCTGTAAATCTTCGGGATCGACTTCTAAACAAGCTGCACAAGTTGGATGCTTTTCTAAATACTTGTTTCTTACCTTGTGCCAATCCGATCCCCTATTACAAAAAAATCGAAATCAAAAGCTTCAAACCAATCTTTAAAATATTTGCCCAAGGAAGTTTAGCAACTTCAGGAGAATCTTTCATTGTGATTGCTTGCTCTAAAATTGCTGCAAAATCTTCAAGGTTTAAATCTTGTACTTCTCCAATAATCGGCTTATCTTCCGGTATAACCTGATTAGCTGCATACCCAACGATATTCCAAATAGCTTCAGCAAATTCTTTGTTTGACGGTTCATTTGTACCTTTGATTTTATTTATAACCAAAAGAATAGAATCCATTGGTAATGAGTCTGGAAACTTAATCATTTTTCACTTCCTTTTTTAAAGTTCTTGTGTAGTTCAAAACTTCTGTCAAAATCCTTAAGCTTTCTGCTTGTGCCTTGGCAACTTCACCAATTGAGTTTTCAAGACGATCTATGAACAACATATGCCTTTGATGCAAGGGTAATAATATATTACTACCCAACCACCCAAAACCTTTGTAAGTTACCCATAAAAGAAAAATTAGAAAGCTTAAAGATACTCCGAATCGCTCAAAAATGTCTACGATATTTATGTCTGCAAACATTTTTCTTACTCCTAAAATCTAATCAATTATAATCTAAAATCCTAAAATTGAAATAGTAATTTAGCAACTTCCTGAAGTCGTATATGGTGGTGGTGAAGTTCCCATCCCGTAAGTATAAGACCACATCGAAGGCGGAACTGTGTAACCTGATGCATTTGCACCATAAATATAAGTAGAATTGTTTTTTATTACCCACCATTCTTCATTAGAATCATACCCAAAAGTGTAAACTGTATCTCCAATTTTTTCCCAATAACCATAACTGTAAAAACTTGTTGGGGTTGCAACAAATGTATAAGTCCCATTTGCTGAAGTTGTTCCAGCACCAGAAACGCAATAAGGATTAATTGGTGTTGGTGTTGGTGTTGGTGTAGGAGTCGGTGTAGGCTTAGAGTAAACGGCAATAGCAAAAGGGCTAGCCCCTGTTGCAATTTTAGTTGATCCTGACAAAACCCCAGAAGAAGTATTTCTATCAAATATTGAAACAGTATTTGATCCACTATTAGTCGTATAGACATTTTTTCCATCGGCTGAAATACAAATTGCAGTTGGAGCAGTTCCCGCAGCAATCGTAGTCGATCCTGATAATGCACCAGAAGAAATATTTCTATCAAATATTGAAACAGTAGTAGTTCCTGCATTTGTTACATAAACGCTTTTCCCATCGTCTGAAATACAAATCCCATGTGGATTAATCCCCGCAGCAATTGTAGTTGATCCTGACAAAACCCCAGAAGAAGTATTTCTATCAAATATCGAGACATTATTTGATCCATTATTAGCTGTGTATACGCTTTTCCCATCGGATGAAATGGCAATGCCAATTGGAAACGAATTTGTTGCAATTTTAGTTGATCCTGACAAAACCCCAGAAGAAGTATTTCTATCAAATATCGAGACATTAGCCGAGTTTTGATTTGTTACATAGACATTTTTTTTATCGGCTGAAATGCAAATTTGTGATGGAGCAGTTCCCGCAGCAATCGTAGTTGATCCTGATAATGCACCAGAAGAAGTATTTCTGTCAAAAACCGAAACAGAATTTGAAAGTTGATTCGCTGCATAAACGCTTATTCCATCGGCTGAAATGCAAATGCCATATGGATTAATCCCCGCAGCAATTGTAGTCGATCCAGACAATGCACCAGAAGAAATATTTCTATCAAAGATTGAGACATTATTAGTGACTGCATTTGTTGCGTACACGCTTTTCCCATCGTATGAAATGGCAATGCCCTCAGTATTACTTCCAGCAGCAATCGTAGTCGATCCAGACAATGCACCAGAAGAAATATTTCTATCAAAGATTGAGACAGTATTTGATGTAACATTTGCTACATATACATTAGAAACTGTACCCAAAACTCCCGAACTTGCTGCCATCATTAACATTCTACTTATCATAGGTTTTGCCCTGCCACAAATGCCAAGAAAGTTGTTCCAGCATCATAAGTCATAAATACTATTGCATCTTTTTTTGTATTAGTTGCAGTAATTATTGGTGCATTTCCATTAGACCAAAGAAATGATGCGGGCCAAGAAATAGTTCTTTGAGTTCCATCAGCAGTTAAGATTAAAGTGATTCCAATTGCTTTTCCTGATGTTGGAATATTGTTTATTGTTAATGTGGTTACATTGCCTGTTAATGCACAAGTAAAAACATTTGCGGAATTGCAATCTAAGGTCATTACCCCAGCGGTAAAACTTGCTGCAACTTGTCGCTCAATATATGATCCACCTGTGGTGATAGTGTTTGTTTTTATGGTTGTTGTTTGCGTTCCGTCTTTAATTAAAATCTGATCGTATTCAAAGGTTGCAGAATAATCATTGTCGGAGGTTTTTTGCGTTCCTAATCCCCAACCACCTATTTCCGTATCTCTATCCGTTCCGGTGTTGCTTAAAGTGACTATTGCAGTATCATCCATCGCACCGCCAGCAAGCGGTAAATAACTTCCAAATGAAAGATTACCAGCACCATCAGTTACTATTACTTGACCCGCTGTTCCATCTGCAACAGGATAGATTATTGAATTATTTGTCAATCCAGTAAAAGATACTGCATCTGCAATATTAAGTGATTGATCGAAGGGATTTGCTGCTGATGCAAATGAAAGATTTCCCGCACCATCAGTTACAATTGCTTGCCCTGCTGTACCGTCTACAGTTGGATAAATAATCGCATTGTTTGTTAATCCAGTAAAAGATACTGCATCTGTAGTATTTAAATCTTGATCAAATGGATTTCCACTACCACCAAAATAAGCTAAAGCAGTCCAAGCCAAAACACCATCACCAATTTTTAATTGGTTTGTGTCTGTTTCTAAACCAAATTCGCCTTGTGCTAAAGTAGGATCAACACTAGTCCAGTTTGCTGCTGTATCTCGCCTAATTTGGATTTCAATTGCCATATTTTAAACTCCGCTTGCGTTACCACCAGTAACATTTTGTGTTATTAAATATACGCTATTTGCCACACCGCCATCAAGATTACCTAATGTTGAAACATTAATAATTGATGTTGTAGCACTAGTAATCTGCCCAAATGAATTAACGGTAAAAACAGGGATATTTACTGAGCTTCCATAAGTTCCAGCAATTACACCAGATGCAGCAAGATTAACTGAAAGAAACCCATCTGAAGTGATTGGTGTAGCTGTTACAGATAATGTTGAAGATGTTAATCCAACAGATGTAACTGTACCAATACCGCTACCGGGAGTTCCTACAGATAAATTTACTGCTGAAGTTATTCTACCATCAGGGCCAATTGTAATTTGTGGAATGGATGAATTACTACCATACACACCTGTAGTTACTCCGGTTGGAGCAGTTTCTAAAGTTATGTTTCCATCTGTTGTTCTTGGAGAATTTGTTACAGTTAAACTTGCTGAAAGAATACCAACAGATGTTAATCCTTGCGTTGGAATTGAAATTGATGTTGTAGTTGCGTTTGTTACTTGTCCTTTTGCATTAACAGTTAAAACAGGAACTTGAGTTGCACTACCATAAGTTCCAGAAGAAACACCAGTTGCAGTAATGTTTGCAATTATGGTTCCAGAGTTTGTGATAGGAGAACCGGAAATTGTAAAATCTGTTGATGTCATTGCAACAGAATTTACAGTACCAACAGAACCACCTGTAACAACTTGAAGCGGTGATGCTGTTGATCCATCACCTGTAAGCGTTCCATTATGTGAAACAGAAGTTAAATAAGTTCCTGAAAGATTTGGTAAATCTGTTTGAGTTATTTTTCTAAAACTAGGAACACTATTTTTTGTTGCAGAAGCTGCAAGAAAAGTATTTTGACCTTGAGAAATAAAACTTAAATCAATAACACCTTGAGAAGTAACAGGAGAATTTGAAACAGAAAAAATATTGTTTTGAGCAGTCAAGCCAACAGAAAAAGAAGAAGGAGTAAAAGAAACATAACGAAAAACAGCAACAGAAGAATCATTATTGATAACAACTTTTGAAGACGGATCGTTAATTGTTGCAACAATCTGAGGTACAACAATAGTTGCTTTAACGGGGTCTTCATTCACAATAACCCTTGCAAAAATATCTGTATTGGCCATTATGGGTTTACCCTTGTAACTTCAGGTGAAACTGTAAAATTACCTTGAACTAAACGAATTACATCTGCACCTGTTTCAATTTCTAAATCGTACTTATAAGCACCCGCAACAAGAATTGTTGTATCATCTGCAATAATATTTAAGGTAATTGTATTATCTAATAAGGTAATTCTTCCGTTTTCAGTTGTTAATTCAATGATTATTGTAAGTGATTCTACGCTAGGTCTTACTTGCATTCTTGCGGTTGAAGTATTGTAATCCGGTAAAGTTCCATCAGCATTTACAACCGTTATTATTCGTTGAAATGTTGCACCTTGTTCGCAAATTATATTGTATGTTCCAGCGTTCATAATTTTCCTTTTATGCTGTTGGTTCTTCTGCCATGATGTAAGGCAAAGCGTTGAACATTAATTCAAAAGGGTAACTAGGATATATTGGTTTTTTAATTGTTTTATTCCAATTTTCTGGCAATGGATTTGGTGCAACATCTAAAGAAACAACAGGATAATATTTTTTGTTTGCGTTCGACATTGCCAAATTATGTCCAGCATTTACATAACTAAGATTTAAAGGATTGATAACCCCTGTTGGTGATGCTGGATAAATATTTCCTGTTTTGTCATAAGAAAAAATAGGAATGTATAAAAAATTAAATGTAATATCAGTTAAAAGAATTGTGTTTATATCAGGTAAATCTGCTGCATTAGCTAAAGAATAATCGAACACATCAAATTGATTTCGCATTTTTTGAGTATTAGAAAATCCAACAAATAATAATTCACCGGGAGCAAAACCAAAAAACCAATTTTGATTTACCCTTCCTAAACCTTGATAAATATTTGTTGATGCTGTTGAATTAGGATCAACAAAATTGTAAGGAACATCAAACCAAGTCATTTTAATTGTTGTTTTTGGAATTAAAGTTTTTCCAAAAAAACCGGGAATAGTAGTTCCATTGATTGGGGGATCAGTAACATCAGAAACAAACTGAAATTGACCACCTTTAAGGGTTAAATATTCTGCTGAAGTTTCAGTTGTGAATGTTGTAAATCGCATATATTCACGGAATGGAGAACCAGCAATTGTTATAGGTGTTCCATTATCTTTTGAATAGGTATTGTTTGGGCCAATGATTGCATATTCACCGGGGTGTTCTGCTTCTAGTGCTAACATAGTTGGATCATTAATTGCAAGATAAGGCCGAGGCCCAAATTCAACCGTAACTTCATATTTAGAATAAATTGCAAAATATGGTGCTGTTAATTGGTATGAAGTGCTTGATGCAGTATTCCAAGAAACTAAAGGGGATGAAGGATCTTCTTGCGATTCCCGAAGTAATCCTAAACCACGAATTGAAGAAATGTGATCAGCGTAAAGCCATCTATATTGTGGATGGGCCATTGGTGAAGATCGTTCCAAAGATCCATCACCAAAAAGTTGGCTTATTTTTGTAGTTCCTAAAGCTTGTTGGCAAAATGCAACTAATGGGTTTTGTTGTGCCAAATCAGTTCCAAAGCCATCAACAATATATGTCATGGATGCTCTAGAATTTCCATCAGAAGCAAAAGATGCAGAGTTGGGGGAGCTACTTCCAATTCTTTCCGCAATGGTATCATCTGTCCAAGCTGTTTCTAAACCTATAGGAATCGTTGGCATTTTTTCCCCTTATGATGGTGCTTCAAAAGAACCACCTGAACCAGAAGATTCAGTATCTTTCTTAAAACCTTCAGGTTTATCACCCATTTTATTTTGTGCTTCAATCATTCCTTGTGCAACTGCTGCTGCTAAATTGTTCTTTTCTAGATTTTTAGCAATATCATTTAAAGATTCTTCTTGTGTTTTTTGTCCTTGCCCTGCCATCATTGCCGATTTACGGATATCATCGCCAATACCTGATATTGAAACTTCTTGAGCTTCACGAACAGCAGCACCAACAGATGCACCCTTGGGAATTTTAGATGGTTTTTTATCCTGTTCTTTACCTGTTAAACCTGAAGAAATCATATTTGCCCCTGATTCCCTTAATTTTGCACCAGCTTTATCAGCATCTTCCCCCATTTTCATAAGAGTTTGACCAAGATCCCCTGTACCGGGAATCCAATCAATCAAAGTTCCAATACCTTTTATTGCTGCACCAATTACCTGATAAAATGCACCCGCTGCCCAAGTAATTGCACCAACTAAAATCTTTACAGCATCTGCCATTAATTTAAAACCATTCATCATAATATCGGTTATGCCAATACCACCAAAAAATATTCCAAACATTTCATCAACTGCTTCTAACAATGTTGAAAAAGCATCAAGCAAAGGAGTAACAATAATTACTAAACCTTCAAGGATTTTTGCAGCAAAAACTAATACAGGAGCAAACACTTTTAAAATTGTTGCCCCTGTTTCCATTAAAGGCCCGGCTAATGCTTTAAATGCGTTAATTACAACATCGATGGAAGGTTGGATCAACTTCATTGCGTAATCAATGTAATCAGCAAATTGGCGAAACAATGGAAGAAGGGATTGAATTACTGGTGCAAGTGATCGGCCAATAACACCACCTAAATCATTTAAAATAATTCCAAATTGTTCCATTAATGCAGGGTTAGATTTTTCAACATATGATCCAAACATTCCAATTGCACCTGTTGCAATACCAACTGCACCTGTAACAGAATTCAAAGCCATTCCTAAACCCGCTGCTGCTGCACCCGCTGCTTCTGCACCAACAGAACCACCAATTTTACCACCAACTTTTTTTGCAGTTTTATTACCTTCACCAGTAACTAAAGAACCCTTAATAATATTGCTTGCACCGGGAATCTTTTTTGCAAGTTCTATACCATTTTTTTTAATAGCAGTTGCAGCAGTACCCAATGCTTCTTTTAGTTTTCCAAGGCCAGCACCTAAAAGAGCTATTGCAGGGCCACCAATTTTTCCCCCAATACCACCAGCACCGCCAGCACCAGATTTAATTCCCATTTTTGAAGGAGATTTACCACCACCCATTAAACTGCTTGTTTTGTTTTTTATAACATTGCCTACAATACCTTTTGCTTTTTTCATACCTTCAGCTTTATTACCTTTCATAAAGCTGCTAATAGTGCTTTTGATATCTTCAAAAATTGATTTTATTGAATTATCTTTTCCTGTTTTTGTGTCTTTTTTCTTATCGTCTTTATTATTTTCCTTCTTATCTTTTTTCTTATCTTCTTCTTTTCCTTTACCTAAAACTATAATTGCTTGTTGAATTTCAATAACTGCTTTAGCTATTGAAATACCTTTTGCTTTAGATTCTTTTTTAGATTTATCTTTGTAACCTTCTTTTTTAATATCTTCTTTTTCTTTTTCATCCATCGATGAATCAGGAGTGTAATCAGGGCCAGTTTTTTCTTTAGGTTTTTTTTCAGTTTGTTCTTTAGTTTTTGTTAATTCGTTTATAACTTCTGCACCAACTCCAATAATAGCATCAGTAATTAACATTGCTGAATCTGAAACAGAAGTGATAACAGAAGAAAAACCTGAAGAAATATCTTCAGAAAAATTCTCTTTACCTTTTGATTCTTTTTTAGGTTCTTTTTTTAATGTTGGTGCAATTAATTTAATTTGTTTAATTGAATTAACAACTGCTGTTTGCATTGTCTTAACAGATTTTGCAATCTTATCAAAATTACCTGTAAAAGCGGTTGATGAATTCTTTATGTTTTGGGCAATTGCTTCAACAGCTTTTACAACATCTGCTGTAAAATCTGAACCGGAATCAATTGGAATATCTTTAGCCATTTGGTCTTTCCGGTATTTTTCCAAATTTATCAACCCAAGATTTATTTAATTGCTTGGGAGAACCACCTAACATAGAACCAGTTTTCATAAAGTTTTGATACTTGTTAAACATCATAACATCTTCTGCAACTATCTTTTTCCTTGTATCCCATTCATGCTTTTCATCGTGTATTTCTAGTGGTATCCCCTTATCATCTCTTTTTCTGTAGTACAGTTCAACAATCTGCATATCGGTTAATTTTTCTATCTCCCAAGGCCTTAATAGATAAGGTTTATCCATTAAGTGAACATAGTAATTAATTAAATTTGGAGGGGGAATAGGTTCATATCTTTTTGATGAACTTACTCCCTCCTTGCGTTTGGGAAACTTTTTTCCCTTACGATTTCCATAACTGCTTCAAATCTTTCTTTTTCAGAAAGAACTAAATCTTGCATTTCATTTTCAGGAGCAGAAAAAAGTATTGAAGCGAATGTTAAAACACCTACAGGAGTTGTTAAAAACGCTACACAATTTTCTGATCCAAAAGAATAAACACCTGAAGCAATATCTCTAGTAACACCGCTTACAGCTTCTCTAAATTCAACTGGTTCAAGACGATCTTTCAAAGTAAAAATTGAATCTAAAGCTTTTTTTTCCATAGACTTTTCAAAATCAGCTTTTACTTTTTGAGTAATCAAACTTGCAGTATATTTTTTCCCTTTAAATTCAATCGTTTGTGAACCTTCACCAGATGAATTTAAAATATTTCCTACTGAATCTGCCATTTTTTCCCCTTAGTTTTAACCAACAATAATAGAATAAGCACCTTTAGTAGCTAATGTAATAGACATCTTTTGCACATCTTTTGCACCAGCATCATAATTAATACCTGTAATCAGGCAATTCGTAATAGTAACTGCACCGGGGTTATCTGGATCACCATCATTAATGGTAACAGTTCCTGATTGACCTTGTTTCAATCCATAACCTGAAACAACTTCAAGTAAATCTAAAGTTATTTCAGCGGAATACATTCCAATTGCATGAGAATCAAAACCTAAACCAGTAAAATTAGTAGTATCAACAACTTCAGCTTTTGAATTAACTGAAATGTTGGTTGCTGGAATGTTGGTTAAAGTTCCAAAATCAATTGAACCAAGTCTACCTGATATAACAGCCATTGTTAAAACTCCTAATTAAAATGCTACTGTACCAAAATTTACTTCTGGACTTGCTGAAGGTATTAAAGTTAGCTTTACTTTCTGAAGATCCTTTACAGGCATATCATAAGTAACTTGCGTTACAGTACAATTCTCAAAAATAAAAGTTAAAGGATCTCCCGCATAAGGCCCGTATTCATTAGTTGCTAAAGTAGATTGTGTGCTAGTTGGAGATGTTGCAAGAAATGCAGTTCTACCACCAGTTGGAGATAATTCAATGTCTGCTTTCATACCAGCAAATATTGGAGGCAATGCAACTTTATCATAAAGAATTTCAACCGTAATTTCTGCTGATTGAATTCCTAGAACTAGATTCGTGTAACCACCTGAAGCGTATGAAGAAGATTCAGGTGTTTCTATTTTAGTTGCAATGGTTGCTGTAGTAACTGGAAGTGTACCAGTTCCAACAATTCCATCTGTTCTAGCTAAATCAAATAAAGCAATTTTGCCTGTTAAAAAGTAGTTTGTTACTGCTGCCATTTTATCTCCTAGTTAAACTAAACCTTGTTCCATAAAACCATATTGTACCCTAAAACCCGTAACATTGTAAACCGTGTTAGGTTGTCCGTTAATACTGAAGGGTTGAATACCTTTGATGGAAATTCTTGTAGGACTTATAGAACCAGCGAATTGATTAATCCTATAAATTTCTTTTCTAATTTTGTAACGGTCTTCAAGATCAGTAAAATCTAAATCCCTTGTATAAGTCTGAATATAATAAACTCTAAAGTTATAAAGGAATTCAACAATACCGCCAAATGTTTCAATTCCTAATTCTTCACCATCTTCAGCGGGTGAAACTATTACACATGGAAATACATCTGTTTCACGAATTACAGAACCTTTTCTTTTATAAACTGTATAACCTAATGCAGTTAAATTTGTTGCTAAAGTATCTTCAATCGTAGTATAACGATCAGCGGGATTTGCTGTCATTATAGGCCGATTTGTTTTCATTACTTTTTGCATTAGCTACTTTTCCTAGTGCAATCTAAAGAATAATATTCTTGATTTCCTTGATTATCTACACCATTTACAAAGAACTTGTGAGCATGAGAATCAGTTATTTCACAATCTATTTGTGGAACCCAAGGAGCAACATTGGTTTTCCAAACCAAAAATTTAGTCATGTTTTCAACTTTCATAACACCTGATTGATCATGATAAGCAACTGTAATTGCTCTACGATACCCGTAATTAGTAGAAGCGTTATCGCCATTAGGATTAACTAAAACAAGAACTTCAGGATTGTCAAAAACATTGTATTCTTGCGATAAGTCTAGGTAAGGCATATTAAACTCCTTACATAAATTGGGTTCTAAATTCTTGGGGGTTTAATGCTGCTGCTACCTTGTTGCATTCCGTTACATTCAAAAGTTGTTGTTGTCTCCATTCAGTTCTGGAAACGCTAACACCTTCCCAAGAATAAGATGGTTGAGGATTTGCAGAATCAGCTAACAATGCTGCAATATAATTATCTCGAATGGTAAGAATATTTTCAGCGGGTGTAGGCATTGCAAATACTCCTATAAGAAAAAAAGCCTGTACAGAAAAGGGAATAACTGTACAGGCCTTGAGGGTTTTACCTGAGGGTTATGCAGGTAAACCTTGAACGACATAACGAGGATCAAGAACACCAACAGAACCCCACCAAGAAGCTTTAATTGCCACGGTGATATCCTGATTGAATTCAGCCCAATTATTTGCTGGAGCTTGAACCACTTCAAGCGGTTTTGCTTCTCTCCAGCAGAAGGCCTTTTTGAAGTTGCCAAGGAAAACATATTTATCTGCTGTTGAAGCAGCAACACCACTAGTTACAAGAAGATTTCTTGCATTTGCAGAAGTCAAAATCTTGTAATTAGTATCCAAAGGATTTGGACTTTCAAGCTGTTCAACATC